GGTGTAAATAGTTGAATCAAAATAATCCGAACCATCCGCAATCGTTGGGGTCGGTAAGTTTGCGGTGTTTAAAGACTTGTAGCCGCTTGGTGCGGTATACGCGAAGGCACGTTGGCCGAAGTTCCAAGTAGCTTTATAAGTTCTGCTACCACCACCACCGTCAGATCCATAACCAAAGAAAAATTCGTGATCTGTTGAAATTGTTACTGCTGACCCAGTAGCAACATTATTTTTAAACCACTGGATGGTTTTTGTTGAACTATCTAAGTCAACTGCTATACCAATAACATCGCCATCTGCCCAACTAGTCCCATAGGATTGCATAAGACCGCCGGGTGAATTAAGCCTGGCATCCGGCCTGCAGTTATATGTCGTACCATTATTTGTATAATACCCTGGCGCGTCTTGAGAATATATGCCAATAGCAAAATCTACATCACCATCAGAAGCTCTAGTCGTTACACATTCGCAATACCATTTGCCAGTCTTAAAGCCAATAGTTGACGGGACATATCCCCTGTTCCCAGATGAACCAGAAGGAGCACTTGAGTTACCACAAGTTAAATTACCATCTTCGGTAAAATATTCTGACTTGGTTTTTCCAACTGGCGACATTGTCGCATAATTGCCCACGACTTCATTTCCGACGCCCGTGTCTGTAGGCTCTGCCGCGTTGCTTGGGGTGTCAACAAAACAATCATTTATTGCTGCCTCATCAATTGTTGCCGCAAATGCTGCGTAGATGTATGTCCCACCGCTTGCGTTCCAAACGGTGTCACTTGTGCTAACCGTAAACCCGTTGGAATTTACAGAGTAAGCAGTAATTCCAGTTGCACCAGCAGCGTTACTGTTTGGATAAATACGTTCATCAAAAGCATTTCTTTCCGCATCAAAAATTACCCAGTTATAACCCGAGGCATCCGTTCTTTTCATCAGGATAAACTTGGGCTTAAACCCAGTTGTTACCGTTGGCCCTGACGAAGAACCGTTACCTGTGTACGATCCAAATTTGGAAAATCCGACAACTTCAGACCACACGTAAGCAACAAAATCTTTTGTATTTTGATTGACGTTATTGACGGATGACGACCCGTTGGTAAAAGTAATTGTATTGCTAGTAGGAGTTCCTACTCCACCACCACCTGCTGATGAAGCAGCAAAAGAAGCAGAAGTGCTGTTAAGCAGGACTACATGCCCAGAAGTTAAACCAGAATGGTAAACACTCCAGCTATCAGTTGTTTCTCTGCCTTTTACTATGACCCAAGCAGGTGTACTGGACAATCCATGGCCTACAGTTGCGCTACTTGATCCATCACCAGTCCAAGTCACCACGGAAAAGCCATAGGAAGCATTTGCCGAGATAGAACTTGTTATCGTTCCACTTGAATTTGACGACGCAGCGCCACCGGCTTTCCAAGCCCAGGCTACATACGTTGTGTTGTTGTAATTTACATAATCCGCAAGACCTGAAGCAGCGTTTGGAACCAGCGTGAATCCATTAGAATTAAAACTGTCTACATATCCTCTATAAGGAAGACCGTTAGCGCCGTGATAGTTGGCCTCATTTCCGTTGTAAGCAGAGGACAACATTTCCTTGCCTCTTATGACATCAAAAAGTGCGTGAGTTTGGTTAGTAAAAGAAGATCGATTTTTAATCCACACGAAATCTGGTTGGAACGACAATCCTGTGATTGACTGCGTTCCACCATTGCCGGTATAAGTAACAACATCAAAATTTTGCTTGGCCGTAAGGTTTGAAACCGTACCAACACTCAAATTGTTCGGAGTCCAATTGTTACTATTTCCAGAAGTATCTTTCCCTAGAGTTGTTGCAGTTGAGTCACTGTTATCTGCAAACTTCAGCCTGAATCCATTCGTTCCAAATGTCAGCCCAGACGTATCAATGGCTTGCCACACTCCGTTATCGTCAAACGCCCCAAATGACGTGGGGTCAAGCGCAGACCCGTCAACAAAGTTGACCTCGGTTAAATAATTATCCCCATATCGAACACTTGAAGTTCTGGCATCTCTGCCCAAATAATGAGCGGCAGTAGAGTTGACAAATGTGTCAGAATTTTGAGCTGGCATTCCATAAGGAATATTTACATCCTGACGAACACCGTTGACATAGATTTTTATTCGGTCGCTAGCTGTTGAGTCTGTAGTGTCTACAGCAATTACAAAATTCATCCATGCTGATAAATCTCTAAATACAGCTTGTGTTCTACACCCAATGCCGCCAATACCAGCATTAGTTATTACTTGTAGTTCATCAACGGTGTAAAAGCTAACGTCAAACCAAGATGAGCCCCCAGCCGCTCCAAAAACTGAAGCTGTAATAGGGTTAAAGTCTGCAACAAGTTTAGTCCGCTTGATCCAAAAAGATAAAGTGAACGTCTTGCGATTACTTGCAGAGCTTGGTGTTCTATTTAAATACGCACTATCTGCTTTGTTAAATCTAAGCGACCTGGCTATAGAAAAATCACCCGCCGGTCCAGCAGCCGTTGCTGCCAGAAACAGCGGACTAGCAGCACCAGGAATACTCATGAAACGTTTAGCAGCGAAGTAACCGTGATGCGCGTTGCGCTCTCGCAATAATAAGCCAATACATCAACCGCAGCAGCCGTTGTCGTCAACGTTGGTGCCGTACCACCAGCAAACTTATACTTCGTGCCCGCATAAGCAAGCGTCCTGCTTCCCGTTCCATCCTGCGTCACCACAATCACACCGGACTGACCAGCAGTCACGTTGGTTGGATCGCCAAGTGTTCTGTTGCCAGCAAGAGTCACGCTGAAGTTGTTGCCCAAACTCATGTCAACAGCAATCGTTGCTGCATCGGTCAAGGCAACAGGCGTTCCACGCTGCGCTTTTGTAAAGCTCTGAGTAACAGCAAGGCCAGCAAGCGTTGTAGTAGAAGCAGGAATTGTGACCGTAACGTCAGCACCTGGATCAGCAACACTCAGCGTCAGCTCATGCGCGTCAGGCGTTGCACCCTCAAAGACCAAGCTGCCATTAAACGTAGCGTTGCCAACAAACAGCGATGTGCTGTCGAACGTTGCAACACCTGTGACATCTAACGTGCCAGGGACATCAACGTTGCTTGTAAATTCAACGCCGCTGCCAGCAGTATCGGTTTGCAGCAATTGACGTGCTGTGCCGTTTGCAAGCTTGCTAACTGCAATCTCAGCCGTAGCACTAACGTCTGCATTAACGATCGTGGCATCAGCGATCATTGCGCTGGTGACTGTCCCCGTATCACCTGTGGTTACTACGTTGCCGCTGACATTCGGGAATGTGATCGTGCGATCAGCAGTTGGGTTGGTAACCGTGATCGTGGTCTCATATTGGTCATTCGCAGATCCTTCAAACGCCAAGACAGCGTTCTGACCCAGCAACACCGTGCCAGTAAATGTTGGCCCAGCAGCTCCAATCTTTTCAGTATCAAGTTCCTGCAGCGCAGCCTGCACGTTTGTGGCTGCAATGTTTCCAGTCGCAACAACCGAAATATTGGCTGCGGTCTGACCAGCGATAGCGTTCGAAACGTCAATTAGCTGGAACGTTGATCCACTGCCAAGTGAAATCAACATGTCTGGCGGTGCCAAACTCACAGCAGGCGCATTGCCTGAACCCGTTCCAGCATCGCTGACAACCACGTAATAGTTGAGGTTTCCTGTCGCCGGATTCGGCAAGGCACCACCAGCTGTAAAGCCAGCAGCAGAACCAGCAGTCGTGACTGATGCAACTAAGTTTGTATTGGCGTTATACGTTCCAGCGTTAACAAGGTTGCCGCTGATAACCGTGATTGGCAGGAACGATTCTCCAGTAAAGACGTAGAGATCTTCGTTTTTCTCATCAAAGAAGAACTGGCCTTTGTAGTCACCGGCTGGGAACGTAACGACGTTATCGGTTGCACCAGCACCACCGAACTTAGTAACAGATTGATCTGCTAATTTTTCTGCGGTAACAGCATCAGTTGCAATAATTGCACTTCCGATCGTTCCGCTAGTCAGCTTTGCTGCCGATATATCTGGGATGTCGGCTGCATCCAGTGTTGCGCCTACCGCAACATGACCTTGACCGTCAACCGTAACCTTGGTGTAAGTACCAGCAGCAACAGTATTGCTGTGGTTTAGATTTCCACTGGCATCAACAGCAAGTCCCGTTCCAGGAATAACAGCACCTTTTGCGCTGCTTGTGGCAGCAGGCATGTCTGCTGATGTAATCGCACGACCGCCAGTAATTAAACCTTTGGCGTTATACGTCACCACATGATGCGTGGCACTAGCTGATACATCGTTATCAACTTCAATCGTGTTGGAGTCCATGCGGAGCCCTTCACCATTGACAATCACACCGCCTTTGGCGCTTGTCGTTGCAACAGGGATGTCACTGCCATCAATGACTCTGTAAGCAACCGCTCCACCAGCACTGGTTGGGCCTGCTAAAAATTTGTTCGCTGCATCCGTATCGTTTTGAGTTGCAGCGATAGCAACGCTTGAGCCTGTGGTTGTGACAACAATGTCAACTAGACTAACCGTGCTGCCAGTAACGGCATTGACGGAACCAGCAGCCTTAAGGCTGAGCCATGCAGATCCGTTCCAGCAATACAGATTGCTGTCGTCTGTATCTAGCGCAAGCTGACCTGTAAACGCTCCAGATCCAGGCAGCGTTGTGACTAGGTCAACAGTGGATTCGTTCGCAAGCTTTGCTGCCGTTACGCTTCCGGCTCCAAGCTTTGCCTCTACTACTGCGGAATCGGCAAGGTCAGCTGAAACAATCCCACCAGCTGCAAACAAAATCTTTGCGCCTGGAATTGCGTCATCAGCAATTAAGGTGACGCCATTGGCGACCAGATCAGCGACAGTAAGCTTTTTGGTTTCAGAACTGTTAACGGCAACAAGCAAGTCGCTTGCAATCAAGTCAGCACCCGCAAGAGCCGGGAGATCGCTAATTTTTAGGTCAGCCATGGGCTCTCGCGTTAAGTGTCACTGCTCTTGCCCAGCTTAGCTGTTGGATCCTGATCCAAGTTAAGAGCATCACCGCTTTCTTGCGTAATTTCGTCAGGCACTTCAAGGTTCATTTTGAGCTGAATAGCTCCAGTTGTGATGAAATCTGCCGTAATTTGCACGAGCTGACCTGGAGCAAATTGGACGGCACAAGCTGTTATGACTCCATCAAAGTCATAAAAGAGTGCATCGTTGCTCCTAGAAGCAACGCCGCTAGGGTTGTAACTTTCTGGTTTAAGATAAAACTTTGCGTGAAACTTACTGCCAACTTTAGTTCGCAATATAAGCTGCAAAAGATAGTTTGGTAATTCACTTGCGGTGTCTCCCGTATACTCCCATTCACAAGACATTTGGCCAGAGCCAGACATTACCGTACTGATGTTATTACGAAAGGCGTCAGACAATGTCGTCGTGTCTATAGTTTCTCGCTCGGTGTTCAGCTCGTAGCGTTGAACTTGAGCAAGAATACGATCAACGGTATTCTGCACAACAATGCTTACAGAAAGGGGGCTACTTGGCGCAGCCAATGTAACTGCGTTAGGGATTCCTCCATTAACTGCATGAGCGAAAGTGTCATAAAGCCTTATCCCGTCTGCATCGTCAACATAAATAAACTTTTTTACGCTGGGCTTTGCATAGCTGTTTATAAAATCAAGATTGCTGTCATCAGTGCTTTTAATTTGAATTTGATCGCCGGTGACTAACTGACCTTGCTCGAAACCAAAACTGAAACGTTTTGCCGCAACGTTGACACTAGCGGCTTTAATTGTCGAAATTAAACTGCTCTCGTCAGACTGACGCCGCAATTCAACTTTGCCAAACGTCCCAAGGTAAACGCTCATTACAAATCCAACCCCGCGACTACACCATTGGCCTGGAATTGGATATCAGCAGCAAAGACTTCACCTACGCTCATCGACATTGTTAGGTTTGTAATTAAAATTCGCATGTGAATTTCGCGCCCGGCAGTAGATCCGTCGTCAACCTTTAGCCTTAAATCTGAAAAATTTTCGGCAGTGGCCTCATTGCCTTGCTTCAAATTTCTTGTGGTTGAATTGCCGTCTTTCCTGGCTTTTACTATTTTGTTGATAAATGCAGACGCCGAGTTTGCTGTACTCTTTTCTCCTGGGACTGCTTGATAATAGAAAATTCGGCAACTCCCTGTCGTTGTCCTTTTAATTGGGAGTATTGTTGTGTCCGTACCACCAAGCGTCGTAGTATCTGCCGACTCCACGTTGACAGTAAAACTCCAATTTTGAACGTTAGCGATTTTTACGCCTTCAAGCTCTAAAGACCCACTCGCTCCAGAAAAAAGTGCCATCAGACAACTCCTATAAGATTTACTGTAACAGTGCTCAAGCCATTAGCCACCTGCGTTAACTGTGGTGCGCTTTCGTACCTGTACCTTGCTGGTGTGCCTGACTCAGACAACTCAGGCCCTGCAGGGGTATTAATTTGACCGCCCATCCCAGAGTGATTTTTGCAGTAGTAATACAGGGTTGGGGCGTCCTTAGCAACCTTGATTCGCGTAAATGCTCCAGTGGTACCAGGAGTTCCAGAGGTTGTTACGCCTGTTGTGTACTCTGATCCATTCGAAGTATTAATTCCATCGGTTGTTTCACTAAAACGCAATGGGTGGGTGCCGCCTGTGCCGTTTGTTGCGTCTGATTGGTCAAATACATAGACAGTCCCTTCAGTCAGAGTCAATAACAAGTTGTCTGTTGACGACCCATCAATTCGATATTTGTTAGCGCCACCAGAGGCCACAACTGTCACTGCAAATGTCACAGTCGGAACTTTTGTCTGCTCCGGGCGCAAAGCATTGGTTTCCCCGCTCCAACCACCTAAAGACCCATCAGGCAGCGTAAAAGTGCTGAAAGTGCCTTTTGTTTCGTCAAAATGCCGAACGAACAGCTCTGCTGACGCATCGCCGATATTGGCGTAAGACAGTTGCAGTTTTACGTTCGTACGCTCGCTGCCATACAAAATTCTTGTCTCAGCGCCGCTTTGCGACTTAAACGTTTTGACCGGGTAGTCCCCAGGGTCAAAAGCGCGGCTAGTTGGAGTAATTGTGGGGAAAGTCATTAATCGCTCAGGTTCTCATCAGGGTTGATGTTAAATTCGCCGCTTTCTAATAGGTGGGCGAGCTTGCTGCTTCCATCCTTTCTGCAAGGGTGTTCTGATGCAACGATGTCCACAGTGCCCTCCTGCGAGAACGTCAACTGCTCAACAACATAAACGTTCTGGGACACCTCAGTATTAACCAGTGTAAAAACTGAATCATGGAACGCTGTGGCGCTGACCACACCGTTGGAGACATCCATGACGCCCTCTTCAAGATCTTCTGAATCAGTTTTGTAATAAGAAACGTTGTACTGCCCATCAGGCAAGGGTTTGATGCTAGTAATTAGCCCAGTTGAACTGACTGTTCCATTATTTGCAGGGCTGTAAGGGCTGGACTCTGTAACAACTTTAATAAACGATCCAGCGCTTAGCTCTAGGCCATGGACAGTTGTTGAGAAGCTAATAGTGTGCGTGACGAGTTGACGCAACGCCAAGAAGTATTTACCAACTTTTATCGCATGTTCTTTTGACGTGCAGAACTGAGTAAGGTTGAATTGTTCTTGCGATAACCTTTCGGTTTTTGGTACGCTTTTCAGCTTAACTTCTACAACTTTCTCTTCTGGAAATTTGTTCTTGGTCTCTTGCCTATAACGGATGTTTGCCTTGAACGGTCTACGCTCCTCTGAGCTTAAGTACTCAATTTTCAAAGAGCCTTCAAGGATGTTTCCAGCCGTAAAGAACTGTTTAGGTTCAATTGCTCCAGTGTTAATTTCACCGCTTTCTGCGACATGCGGAATGGCAGGCGATAAAGCAAACTTACCATCAGTCAAAATAAAGTTGCACAAGAAGTTTGGTGCCATATCCATTACGAATTGACGCAAATTTACATTGTCCCCAATCACGCCGTTGAAGAACAGTTTCTGTTTTTGCAAGAACTTAGAAGTCTCTATCAGCTTGTCTTTCTCAATTAAAATTGGATTGGCTGCTGTCATCCCCGTTAATCCTCCCGCTCCACCCATCTGATCGGTAAACAGATAGAACACAAGGTCTGTTAACAAATTACTTGGGCCTTTTGCCTGACCATTGGGCTCATAAGTGTTTAAATTCTTGTGCAGTCTTTCTACGTGGATTCCTTTACCGATCCATGTCCGCAGCTGGTCTAGTCGGGTAAAGTTGCGGCTAGCTTTTAGCGAAAGACCGGCCATCGTTAAATCGTTAAAAGCAGGGGCTACATCGTTGGCTAGTATCTCATTCACGTAGACAACCTCATGTTCTGGCTCGCTATCGTTTGACTTTTTAACGAGACTTCTATAAAAACTAATATCTGCGTATTGGCTTTGGCCTTCAAAAATAACCTCTGCATCTACGATATTTGACGCAACAACTTCGCGCCGTTGAGCTATTTCAAACCTGAGCCCGGCAACGCCATAGACAGTTTTGAAAGGATTATCGTTTGCAATGCTTAAGGTGGCGCCAAACCTGTCGTTTACTTCCCAATTTGAAGTTGTACTATTCCCTTCAATGATTTGAAAACTTGGATCGGTCCAGGCTTTTGTCTCGCCTGACCAATGATCGCTTGGAAGCTGCCTTACTGCTGATTTATAGCGAATGCGAATGCTCTTATTGCCCTCTGTATAAGTTTGCGAAACTGTTCTAGTCGTTCCAACAGGCAAGCTATCCGCATAATGGTTTTCAAGAGCAAATAACTGGTAATAGAAAGTGTTTTTTCTTCCGGGTATAAAATCAATTGTGTCTGTAGATGTCACACGATAAACCTGCCCAGACCAGCGAAGAGTATGGCCGGTGTCTGGATTGTTTTTGAAAGGGTTGCTGTTTTGATAAGGGTTGGAATCACCCCCTGCAACATTAGTTCCGCCTATCCCGCGCTTTATTCTTAATTCGCTGCCAACAGTATAGTTGCTAGAACTAAGCAGCACTTCAATGCCTGTAGGTGTCCAAACTGTGTCTTGTCCGTTATGTTTTTTTGCAAACTGCCCATCAGACAATCGTCTTTTTACTAATGTCCAACGCAAAATAACAAACTCCAAAGGGTCGCTGGAATTTAAAAATTCTTTCGTGACGACCTGGATTGTTTGACCCACGGCGACAGGGCTGTTGTCGGAGTTGCCAGCAATCTCAAACGTCATCGCTCCAATGCGACCGGCTTTTGCGTTGCTTTCGTTTGAAAAGTTTCTTACAAACTCAACTGAATTAATTTGCCTTTCAGGAGGATTATTTTTGTCGTCTACAGGGAGAATACTCCGCACCTGCACTACAGATGGAATATCAAAACCTGACTCCGTAAAGTCAAAATTAGGCGCCCTCATGAACTCTTTGTTGAACCTTATTGCTGACTTTTGCACTTCCGACCCAGCAGCAATAACGTTAAATGCACCATCAATATTTCTTACACTAACTGACTTGTTGACCACAGATGTTTCAGCGTCACTTTCAGGAACATTTGCTGCAAGTTTTATAAATATCTTATCGTCTGGGATCGAACGCAACTCAGCCGCAGGCAAAGGTACAATTTTGAATTCAAATTCTTCAGGCCCTAGACCTTTTGGATTCTCAATTCTAATAAAGTTATACTGAGAAACAGGTCTTTGTCCTACAACCACAAATCGCAGAGGGAAAGCTATAAAATTACGAGAATTACCGCTTGCATTAACTCCTGCTTTTCTTACAAAAAGCCTGAAGCATGAAGCTCTTGCGATTGTTGCTGTAATTGTTCCGGTAGACACAGTTACGTTGTCTTTACCGTACTCTTTTATTTCTTTGCTGTTTGGCAACCCAGGGAAGGAGCAAAGTCCTTGCAAGTTTTGATATACAGTGCTTTTAATTCCTAGCTCTGTTACAACCGCTGGGCGGTTGTTACGCACAGTTGCTGTCGAAATGTGAGTCAGGGGGAAGAACCCCGCTCCAACACCGTCAACATCATCAATATATATCTCTGGACTAACAACCAGGCTTTTATTTACGAGGCCTATTTGTTTTTGTAACGACTCGCTTGTGTCAAAGCACCGAAGTCGAATTTGTTGATCGGTTTTTCCCTTGCTCCCTTTAAGCTCTGGATTAAATTCAGTAAGTGACCTGTCAACAACCTTCCATAGAGTATTGCCTATGGCAAATATTTCACCTTTCTGCATTGCTACGTCAGCAGCAATTTGCTCGGCCCGAACTGTTGAGTTGATATCTTCCACTTTTTCGCCAACCTCACCCTTTCTGCCTTTGTAAGCGTCAGGGTCAATTTCAGTGTTAGATATGAAAAATATGATTGCATCGCCTTCTTCAACATCAATAATTCTAGTTTTTGTGTTGCCAGCCGTTGTTGTGATAACTGGATCGCTGTCTAGCACTGGGCGGATATGTCTAACAATGCCCATGCGTGGGCTGTACTGACGACCTTTCCCTTCCTGGCGTTGCTCTTGAACTCTATGTAAATACCCGTTGCCGCCCTTGTCATCACTTGGTCGCGTTCCAGGCCTTACGTCACCGCCACCATCACGACCTAAATTTAAATCGCCAGTAATTTTTAAGCGTTTAGTTATATTTACTCTTTGTGCTTTTTTGCCTACGCCCTCTCCTCTTGGAACACTAATAACTTGATGATTCAACCTGTAGCCTGTCCCATTGGCAATTGCTGCAAAAACACCAAACTCGGTGTTGTTTACTGGAGAATATGAATGGCAAAACGCAGCCGGGTCTTGCTCTTCCTCGCCACTAGGACAGACAAAAACCTCGCCATTTTCTCCAAAGCCTAAGTCCCCAGTATCTTCATCACCTGCTAAATGATGCGTCTTACGGACAAAGCCACCTTCTGCTGGGGTGTAACCTCGCTTCCAATAAAAAGCGAACAGGTCGTCGTAGATAACGTCTAAAGCGTTGTTGCCCAGGAAGATGCCCTCTAGCGATGGTGGGGCGATGCCATCTTCGGCGCTTTCAGTCCTAATGCCTTGCTCACCCACAACAAACAAAAGCTTGGCTTGTTGTTGCGTGCCCTGGCTAAACATACGAGACCAGACCAAGCGTGGCTCGATCAACATTCCACCAACTTTTTCTGTTTCGTTATACAGGCCAAAGATGATGGGTATTGGTGATGCGTAGTCTGCTAGCTCGTTTAATGTTTCAAACCCTCTTGATGGGGTAAAACGACTGGCCCCTGTGATGCTCTCTAAGTCAATCCGGCCTGACTTAGGAGCCGAGGGCATCTTTGGCTTTGGCGTCAGCAGGTAAGCAACACCAGTGAGCACAAGGCCGATAGCAAGCTGGATCAGGAACGGTTCAAAGCCTGTAGCCTGAACATCAGGAATATGCTCATATTCTGCAGGTCTTAACCGACCACGCCGCCTGACTTCAGCCGCAAACAGTTGATACTCTTTCTCTGTAATCCCAATCGTTTTAATTAATTCTTTTTCGTACGGAAGCAGTGGTACGTCGTAAACAGACGGGCCGAAGACCATTGCACTTTTTCCATTCCCCTGTTGACGTACAAGATTCCCGTCTGCCATGTGACTGCGAATGCCCAGGATTGCTGC